AAGGAAAAGTACAAAAGGACTAAAATGATAGTAGCAGTAAGAAAGATAGTTGTGGAAGGAGATGTTAATGTAACAGACTTGCTAGAAAGATGCATGAAAGACATAAAGAGTAAAGGGTTTTTGCCAATTGACATTTTTAGAAAAGCACAGCATGGTGGATTAAGAGAAATATATGTCATGAGTGTAGAGGCAAGAGTTATACAGTTCATAATTGAGAGTTTCTTTAGAGCTATGTGTAGCTATTTTGAGGAAGAGACAATGAGTCATCCAAAGAACAAAACAAAAATACCAAAAAACCATGCAAAGAAAGCATCTAGCTTGTGGGGAAGCGAGAGCATAACAATGACATGCAGTGATGATGCTGAAAAGTGGAATCAAGCCCACTATGTTAACAAATTTACTCAGCTAGCTTGTGGCTTGACTCCAGATTGGCTGCATGCTTTTTTCATAGAAGGAATAACACCCTTTACTGCAAAGAAAATCATGATACCTCCTGATCTAATAAACATGTTCATGAAGTTTACAGACATAAAATCAAATGATGAATACTTTAAAAGGTTGTTTATGTCTTTTAAAGGCATACACAATCCAGAAAGAGCTGCTAGAAATGTGATTTTGTATGATAACTTGAGAAATGGTGACTATGAATTTGACAACTGCTTAGAGCATAATTTAGATATTATTGAGAAGGAGCTAGGGTTTGATCCTAGGAGGGTTGAAGATGACCAAATATATACAAGAGTTAGAGAATTATTAGAAGCAACATATTATGAATCATGGAATAAGAAGGGCGATACATTCATCTTCACTGAAACAGGCATGATGCAGGGAATAATCCATTTTGGGAGCAGTTTGTGCCACACTGGTTATTTGATTGTGTGTAAAAATGCCGTGATAGAAATTGCAGCAAAGCTTGGCTTAGAGATAATCGTTGATACTGTTCAATCCTCTGATGATTCTGCCATGATGGTTAGCGCAAAAGTGACTGATATACAGCAGTATTATAAATTTGTTGTGTTTAGTCTTGCAATATTCAAATTTAAAGGTTACTTGTCAAAGTGGGTAGCAATATATCAGAGCCCTAAGAGCACTCAAGGAATGGATAGGTCAATGGAATTCAATTCCAATTTTTTCTTTGGAGAAAATGTTTTTACACCAACAATAAAAGCTGTGTTAGCATCAACAACAATAGAAGAAACAGAATCTATAGCTTCTAGACAGGAGTCTTCTAATGGTTTAATAACAGGAGTTGTAGAAAATGGAGGCTCATTCTTTTTAGCTCATTTGTGTCAGGTATCTCAAGCAATGTTAAATTACAGACTCATGGGCAGTTCAGTTAATAGATATTATAATTATTATTCAAATGAAATTAAGAAGATAAGAGATCCTTCACTTGGTTACTTCCTTCTTGATCACCCAAATTGTGCTGGACTCTTTGGATTTAAATTCACA